CTAATGATCCTGGTGCTTTTGGTGTAAGTGTTAAAGCCTCAGTTGACACAGTTGATCCGTCTACCGCTATACCTCTTACCTTAAATTTTTTAGTCGATACTTGTTTTACAATACTCATACCACCTGCTGTTGACACTGTGATTGTTGAGTCTAAGCCTGTCAATGAAGTAAAGAATGCTCCAGTCACTTCTATTAAGCCTGCCGCTGTACCGCCTATACCACCAGTTGAGTGTCCGCTTGACGAACCACCACTTGCTGTGATATTTCCTTTTTGTATTCTAATAGGTCTTCCCATTTTGTTTTCTCCTTATTAAGAGCCCAATGCGAGTTCTAGTCGCTACGCGGAGGGTACCGCATAAGTCCAACAACCTTAGTGTTGTCGGCGCACTTGAGTTACTGTATTTATTGTAGTTCTGTGAATTGTTTGATGGGTAATCCGCTGTCCAGCACTCTCTGTATTGCGTCAAGTCTGGTAGGTGCTTCAACAAAACAAATGCATTGGTCTTCCATTATGCGTAGGTTGAATGGTGCCTCTATTGTGAGATGCCTTGTCTCATCTATTGTGAATTGTATGATGTGTGAATTGTTTTCTGCATTTCGGATCAGTTCGTCCAACATGGATTTCATACAATAGTTATTCGGTCATTAAAAAAGGGCGACAAAAGCCGCCCTTGATTCTTTAAATTTACAGATTATGCAAATTTTACGTTACCGTCAGTGATAGCAACTAGACCTAAGTAGTCAGCCGCATTACCTAGGGAACTTGAAGTGTTTGTCAATTCAATGTATCCGTATCTAGTCATGAAACTTACTACCGGTTCGAAAGTTGCTGGATCCAGTACTACACCAGAACTCATTAGCGGTATGTACGGACAATAGAATGCCGCCGCGTCAGTTTCTGATGGACCTTTGTATCCAACTAGTACTGAAGTACCATCTGCCGCGTAAGCGTCAGCATATACTCTCATAGCACCGTTTAATGTACCCACAAACTTAGTGTTTGTTGGAGCATCAAAAGTACCTTCAGTAGATCTTGCAAAAGCAGAAGTAGTTGCAGATTGTAGGATTGTTAGTGCAAATGGACTAACAACCGCATAGTTACCTGCGCCACGTCTTGTTCTTTGTGCAATCAAGTTAGCAACTCTGTTGATTTGTACAGCCAAAGCCGCATGTTCATCACCAACAAATGTTGCAGTACCACTTACAGCCGCTTGATCGTATGTAAGTTCTGCTGATCCCGGAAGTGCTCTTAATGAAGTTAAGATCTCTTGATCGATTTCAACAGTTATTTCTTGTGCTAAAGCCGCCATTATTTCAGCCTCAACGTCTAAGCCTTGTTGTGCTTGAGCGTCTTGAGCCGATTCAAATGTCCATCTAGCAGAAAGTTTTCTGCTTTTCGCTTCAACAGTTTGTTTTAACACCTGGATGTTAAGTCTATTGCCTGGAGCACCTTCTAAAGATGCTGTAGCCGCCGCTTTCGCAGAAGCATTTGCCGCCTCATTACCTGAGTAAGCACTTGCAATAGTGAATGGAGATAATGCTTCGTCACCAGCAACAATACCTGCTGTGCTGTTTGCGTCCGCATATCTTACTCTTAAAGTGTGGATTTGACCAACTGGACCCGTCATAGGTTGTACACCCACGATTTCGTTTGCAATTACAGTTGGCATTACACGTCTAATAACTGGTAGAATGACTCTGTTTAGAGTTGCTACGTTACCGGCACTAGTTGCGCCAGCAGTTGCTTGTTCTGCCAAGTATTTGCGTGTATTTTCTAGAGTAACATCCATCACTTTTGATTTAGTCCCAGACAAACCTTCCATCAATGCTGACTTCGTTTCTGCCCATTTATTTTCAATCAGTGTATTTGACATTTTAATTTCCCCTTAAATACCTGCTAATTTTCGCATCTGTTCGATGCCTGTGTCGACTTCTCTGCTACCTTTATCACCAGTAACTTCACTTCTGTTTTCGTTAAGAACTTTCGCTCTCGCCTTGACATCGTTGTCCATTACTGCTGGAAGATATTTGCTGAAAGATTCTTTCAGTTTAGTAGTCTTCACAGTTTGAAGTAGATCTGACATCACTTCACGTTTATCACCTGATAGTGGTGACATGATTTGATCCATGATCTTGCTTCGTTCCAGTTGATCGTGTGCAATCTCAACCTCTGTTGATTTTGCTTCAATCACCTTGTCTTTTTCTGAAAGAAGTTTGTTGGCTGATTCCAACTCTTCTTCTTTCGCAGTCATTGCCTTGATCAGTTTGTTTACTTCGCCCTTCTCATTTAGATAACTGCTGGTGTATTCACTTGCGAACGCTTCAAACATTCTTCGTCCAAAGTTATTTTCTCTGCTAGTAGTGATGTCTTCTTTCAATTGAGCCAGTTCTTTTTTGAGAACAGATTCAACTGTAGTTTCTACCACCTTAGCGGATTTCTTAACAAAGTTCGCTTTCATTTCTGCATACTTTTTCTTTGCTTCAGCAACAAGTTTGACCTTAGTTTCCACCACGTCCTTCTTGTCTTGATCAAATTCTTTGATCTCTTCAGCAAGTTTGCCAACCACAAATTCTTCTAACTTAGCGAAGTTCTCTGCGACAGCATGTTTGTCTGCATGTAATTCAGCGATCTCTTTCTTAAGTTGTTCTAAAACGAATGATTTTAAAACGTTAGCATGTTCGCCAATTGACTTTTTATAGTTCACACGTTCTCTCTGAAGTAATTGCTTATCTTCTTTGAATTCCGCGATCTCTTTAGCCAGTCCCTCTTTGATCATCTTGTCAAGTGATTCAACCATTACGCCTTTGTCGTGCTCGTATCGTTTTGCGAATTCGGCACGAAGTTCAGCCTCGATAGTGTCACGAGATTCTTTTAATTTAGATTCCCACGCTTCTTCGATAGCCTTTTTAGTGTCGCCAGTGATTACATTGCTGTTCATCAATGGTTCTAATGCTTCTAACATATCGGTTTCTCCTCTACTTAATCTTGAGGTCTCTTATCAATTTCGATACCCCGTCTCTGAGATATCTCTGTGCCGCAGAATCCTGCGATACAGATTGCGCCACGTCCCACACTTTTGCTCCACCTCTCATATTCAGTAATCCTTCATAGATTGGTGTTGGATAAGCATTCGGTGCCGAAGGTTGCGCCACAACGTCGACTGTGATGATTTCAAAATCGCTCACTTCGCCTGTTGACTCGTTTACGTTTCCGGATCCTCTAGATGAAACACCTAGTTTCACTCCGGAATTTAACATTGTTTCTACTAACTTCCCCATTGGCGTCGGCAAGACCTTCATTTTACCGTAACCGTTGGATCCGTCCATCCATACATCTGTGATCATGTGCGACACACGATCCAGATTTACTTTTAAATCTTCTGGATGATCCACTTCACCAAGCACGGAATAGCCTCCCTGGATCTGATCTTTCAAAGTTTTAGTGGCTTTCGCTATCTCATTCACAGGATATATTCTTTCGTTAGCGTTTTTCACGCCTCCTTGAATACAAATCCCCTTCATGTATAGGTCTTTGCCGTCTTTGCCGTCACTTTCCAGGACTAATCCTGCTTGGTCAAATGTAAGATTCTCTCTTAGATGTAACATCTAAAATTCCTTATATTACTCGGAAGTCTTTGGCTTTGGAGCCGGCTTAGGATCTACTTTACCTTTGCCACCTCTGTTAGCGTATGGAGTAGTGTCAGCCTTTGGAGCCGCAACTTTTCCACCTGCTTCCATTTTAGTGTCAGTTTTCACTGGACTTGCTGTTGGAGTAGCACCACCTTTTGTAGCAACTGGAGATTTTGCTGATGCATCACCACCTTCGCTTGCAGATGCTTTAACCATTTCAGAGTATTCTCTCAAATGTGCTTCTACTGATTTGCTTTCTTCAACTTCTTCAGTCTCTTCTACTGCTTCTTCGCCTTCGAAACTTGGTTCCATTGACTCTTCTTCCGGTTTGTCCATGTCCATATCCATGTCCATTTCTGGCTCATCTTTTGGCATGTCGTCACCTTCTTCGTCGTCTCCGTCGTGGTCACCGTCCATTTTTTCGAATTCTGCTTTTAGTTCTTCCAAAGCATCTTCCAGATCCATTACTTTATCTTCTAATTCGTCTGTAGTCATTTCTTCGTCTGCTTGGACTGGCTCTTCACCAACTTGATCAGCAGTAACGTCAGCAACTAGATCGTCTGTAGCATCGCCACCGATAGTTTCTTCAACTTCGTCAGCCGCTTCTTCTACTTCTTCATTAGATGCTTCTTCTACTTCTTCAGAGGACTCGTCAACTTCTTCTGAGTCTTCTTCTTTCATTTTTTCTTTTTTGTCTTCGTCTTTGTCGTGCTTTTTCTCATCAACTTCTTGAGTTGCTTCATCGACTTCTTCTTCTTTAGTTTCTTCGATTGACTCATTTTGAGCATCGTTAGATACTAATTCTTCATATATTTCTCTTGATTTGTCTACAACGATTTCGTGGAATAAATCTTCTGCTTTATTCTTTTCTTCGTTAACCAACAAGTCAAGTAATTTTTCAAACTTCTCTGACATGGGTATACTCCTTATTTCGTACTATTGGCCATAGTTTGTGTAATAATATGTATTATCTGACACTTTAAAATCGATAATATTGGTGCTTTTTTGAGATTTTTGGCTATTTTAACGCAATTTGGGCCAGGCCGACATCAAAACTTCAAGGTCTTCATAGAAGATCATGGACATATTAGTAACATCCTTTAGTTTCTTTGGCTGAAATCTAAACTCTTCAACATGCTTGTCACATATCCTTATAAATTTTGCGTCTGGATTCTGCACACAGTTCTTACGCATCTGATTCTCCCAGTTGCCGTGGAAGGTGGCTTCTTTCTTGCCGTCACGATAGTTGCGTGTGCCCTTGTACATGTTGTTGATGCGTAGTTTCTCTTTGGTGCCACTCTTGACTCCGCTGAAGTCCATGCCCAGCAGATATATTTCTTTGAAACCCTTTTCCAGTGCGAACCAGGTTGCTGTTGGTCCGGAACTCCATCCCATGTCTCTGCTGAATCTTTTCATGTATTGATGTTTGATCTGTTGCCGCGGGTATGTCCAAACTTCGGCTCCTGTGTATTGTGCTTCACCTACTTCATTCATCATCTGTATGTCCACACCCACTAGGTAATCTATCTTTGGATTTTCTCTGTATATGGCGTTGATGCCTATGACCTTGCCATATGGCCACAGTCTGTTGATATCAAAATTCTTCCTACTTTCGCCATTGGCGATAACAAATATTCTATCCATCTAAATGTATGTATATTATAAGGTAGGAGTGGCTTCTTCTTTTGGAGCCGCGTACATTGTTTTCACTGTCTCTAGTTCTTTGGTGTACTCTTTTGATTTGGTTTCTTGTTCTCTTCTGATTTGATTGATTTGTTCAAGTGTCAGTTTGGTCTTTCTAAGGTCATCAAATCTTATTATGGAGGTGTCATCCTTCGCTGTGTAGCGTTCATCCATTAAGTCAAACATTTCTTTCAAGAACATACTTTATTTATATGTCCTTGTCCAGCCAAGGTTGCAGATGTTCGTCCACAATGTGTTCTATCTGGTCTTTGGGCCAGTAATGATGACCCACCTTGTTGCCTTCAGGGTCAGTGTACCAGAATATTTTGTTGTGATTGATATGTTTGCTGATGTCCTTGAGGTGTATCTTGTTCAATGCACTTAGTTTAGATAGATCAAAATCTTTGAAACGTCTAGGAATCACCCTGATATCATGTCCTGTTGCTTTGCCATGTTTTGATATTAACGATAGAGCCAAGAACAATTCCCATTTGGACTGTGCTAGATAGTTTCTCCGGGCATATGATTCCACTGCTTGTTGGTC